TGAAAGATTGGGCCAGTCATACATTTAAATTCGTCAGTACGCGAATTAATAGCACGAGCATGTTTGTAATCAGGATAGAACTCATCTTTCACGAACGACTTAACACACCTATGACGAGGGTCATAGCGGTCTCGAAGCTCGTTCCATTTCTTGTTCAATTCCTCTTTTCTCTTTAAGGTATAATTGGTCTTGTCAAGCCAAGTTGCGACGGAAACATCAGCAGAGGGAGACAAGGGGGTCATATTTTTTATGCACCAATTCCTTACAAACTCAGCAAAATCTATCTTTGTTGTATCATAACCAGGTATCTTAGGGCAAAATCTATATAATGCTCCTTCGAGTGTGGTATTGGTATCAGACAGATCTGGGTGTGGGCATGCAGCACCTGGTATATGCAAACCAAGTGAACCTGCAACAGGACGCCGCACATTAGAGTCGACCTCACGGATTTTGAGGATTTTTGTTGACGGATCTAGGCAAATTTCGTTATTATTTTTATGTGTGTGCTTCGGCCAAACTTCAGGAAGTTTAACTTCATTAGCACGATACCCCCAGAGGATGGTGACAGGCGGAGACTGTCTCAGTTCTGGGGCAATTGAAAAAGCGTATGGGACGACAAATCAGCAACGGACTTCTCATAAAGATAAAATACTATAGATCCAGTATTCATCCAAATGTTCTGGCCATCAAGAATGTCAAAACGACTTACATTGACTGCATGGGTATTACACAAGCGACGATTTAGACGCTGTTTTATAGTTTCAGGAGTTTCAAGGGGATTAAGAATAGTCGGATCGCTGAGCTGCATTAAAAGCTCAACACTAATCGACTGAAATCCACTATCATATATTACCTCATCTTGGTTTGTTGTCATCACAGTAACATCACACTTCTGGGGATCAGGAAAAATGAGTTTTGACAGGGACATAGACAAAGGTCGAACGTCACGCAGGTCATCACAAACTTGAACATCACAGAAGGTAATTGTTCTTATGTTTGGAACAAAACCAAGGATAGTTAAAATGCCATCTCGATCACTAAATTCGGCAATCTCCAAAAAGGTAAGGAGATGATAAGGCCAATAATAGTGATACTTCGAACTGGAACGGATCAAATCTTGACATTCTTCAGAACACATAAACATAGGGGTATCATAGTCCATTTTATCGAAAATAGCAAAAATATACTGACGCTTATAATAATACCAAATAATTAAGGACAAGGTAAAAAGCCACCAGAATATTGCATACAATAAAGAAAGGACGGTGAAAATATGAATTGTGGAAGAAAATTGTCGAGTTATGACCCATAACCATTGAAGGAGCGTGCTTGATCTGATGACAGGATAAAGAATATCCCACAACTGCAAATAATCAAAAGAACTTGATTTAACAATTGCGAGAATTCTAAAAGTCAACGGGAACAACACGATGGAAGCCTTCACGAAATAGAACAAATTAAACAGAAACATAAAAAGAACATAGATACTCTCATAAGCTAAAAATCTACGAAGTCGCACTACCAAATCGCGAGGACCAATATTCTTGGTTTCACCCTCAGCGAGAGGATACGATAGTGAGACAGCGGATTTTTCGATATGTTGTCGGATATCTTTAGAAGAAATGATTTCTTCTTGTTTTGTGATCTCAG